ACTTAGCAAAAATCTATAATCGGAATTATCTCCTAAATGACGGGAGACCGGGCGGATTGCTTGTTGTTCGCGGTGAAATTGGCGAAGATGATAAGGATGAGCTAAGGAGCAGGTTTAGGGGCAATATTTCCAAAACAGGGCAAACAACCGTTATATCTTCCGATGAGGGCGTTGATTTTGTTGATACATCGGCATCGCCACGGGATGCCGCCTACACGCAGATGAGACAGATAACGAAAGAAGAGATACTTTCTGCGTTTGGTGTGCCGGAATCGGTCATTGGAAATGCTGCTGGTCGAACATTTTCCAATGCGGCAGAAGAAGTCCGTGTGTTTTGGGTTGAAACAATGAGGCCACATCTAGAGGTACTTGCACGAGCCCTTGACGAACTTGACGAAAAATTTTATATTGATTTTGATACGTCAGAAGTTCCAATTCTTATGCTCTACAAACAAGAGCGCGAAAGATATTTAATGCAGGAACTACAAGCGGGATTGATTAGCGTAAACGAATACAGGTTTGGCTCGGCAAGAAAAGAAGTTGAATCAGAACTGGCAGATTCATTGTTGATGAATCCAAACCTTATACCAATTGCAAACACCAAAAAGAAAATGGAAGAAGGCGCAGCTCAGGTTCCTGGGGCGCCGGGTGGAATGCCGGGTATGCCTCCAATGCCTGGGGCGCCGGGTGCTATGCCGGGAATGCCACCAATGCCCGGAGCGGAACAACCACCGCTCGACCCGAACACAATGCAAGGCGCGATGGCCGAGGCAGCAACCGGCGGAGAACTCGCACAAAGCCCACTTCCACCAGAAGCCACCACCGGAACACCGGCACCAACAGGAATCGTTACGGCATCGGATTCTAGAATTCAAACAAAATCAGAAGAAAACAATTCTCAGTTTGATGTTGAAAGATGGTCAGAGATACTTTCGCGCGGAATTGAAAGAGTTATTGAACGTCAACAACGGGTTGTTCTTGAAAAAATAGGTGGAGCAAAATCCAAAAAAGCGCTTACGGCCGGAACGCTAGATATTGATTCAATTATCTCGACCGAAATTTGGAATAAACAAATGGACGACGATATAAAACCCGTTATCTCAGCGATAATCAATGACTCCATAGCCAATAAACAGGCCACCTATGAATTAAAGGGCATCAAATCAAAACAAATTCAACCCCTTGAAGTTGTTAAAGCGATTGATTCACGCATGCTGAACATTAAAAAGATAAATAAAAACGCGCATTCCGAAATAGCTTCTTTGATGATGAAATCTTTCAAAATTCAGAGTGAAGAAGAACGATTTACGTCATTCCGACAAGATGTTGTTGAAATGTATGCAAATCTTTTAGCCAAAGAACATATCGATACGGCAGAAACAAACGCTGTATCAGCATGGAACTTTGGGCAAGGAAATCTATTTCTTTAAATAGTTTCTGTAATTTGGACAGCAAATTTGGAATAGTTGCAACAGTGGGTTCCGTCTTCACTTATTATCTCTAGGTACCGAAATGAAAGAGCGCTATGCCTAACGAGCTTTTTGAATATAAAACAAGCGGTCTCAATACCGCTGGCACCCGAGGCGGCTCCATAAACCTAGACGAAGCACAGGGAATCGTTGAGTGTTTTGTGGCTGGAATAGGGAATAAAGATTCAGTCGGCGATATTGTTGCCTCGGGCGCCTTCACAAAAAGTTTGATGCGAAGAAAACCGAGGGTCGTGTGGGGCCATTCCTGGAATGACCCGATTGGTAAAGTGCTTGAAATATACGAAGTTCCAACTACCGACCCACGTCTTCCAATAAAAATGAAGATGGCCGGAATAGGTGGATTATTTGCACGCGTTCAATTTAATCTGAATTCAGAAAAAGGCAAAGAAGCTTTTGCAAATGTTGCATTTTTTGGCGAAGAGCAAGAATGGTCAATTGGATATAAAACACTTCGTGCCCAATTCGACCAAAAATCTCAAGCAAATGTTATATATGAGCTTGAATTATATGAGGTTTCTCCAGTTCTGCATGGGGCAAATCAACTAACGGGAACCATTTCTATAAAAACAGACGTATTGGATATCGAAGAAATACCTGAAATTTCGCAATCCGACAAAGACGAATTGCAAAAACAGCTATCGAAGATTTACGGTCCAAAAGCAATGATTATTCGGGCCGACCAAAATAATGTTGTGTTTTCGAAACCCGGCGACGATGGTCAATCAGAAAAGATGCGGTGCGGTTGGAGTAGAAACGGTTCGGGTTTTATGTTTGGTGCGCCGGAAAGAATACAAATCCCGGTTGCCGCGCCGATGGTTTCCCTCCCGTCAGCGCCAACCAATCCCTCGATGATTGTTGATAATCCGACCCCATATACACATCATCCGAATAGGGTTGTAGTGAGACCCCAGCAAATGCCCGCAATTCCCGTTGCTGTTAAACCAAACCCAATTGGACCAGGAACCGTGATGGTTCCCCTTCCCCCTATCAAATATGAAAATGACAGCAAACCAGTAGATAAAGACAACCTAATCCAAGAGGAAGCAGACCTTAGGGATGCGCTTCTCAAAATAGTCAAACGTCATGGCAAATTTAATCAAGACAGCACAGGGGTTTGGGCTGGCTACACACCTCCGCAAAATAATTCAGTTGCTGGAATTGGGGTAAAGTGTGCAAATTGCGTCCTATATCAAGGCGGTTCATCGTGCAAAATAATTGACGTTCCGGTGCACCCTGAAGGAAAATGTAGATTTGCGATTATTCCCGAGGGTGTCGTCAAGGGTAGCTATGCGACTCAAAAATCCATAGACGACATGGAAGCAAAAGAACAAGAAGACTACATTCTTGAATTAGAAGCAAAATATCCCGGGGAACTTCTTCTCGCTGCCCTCAGGGGTGCCATTGGGCGTTTTCGAAAAAGAAGAAAGAAAAGAAGGTTCAAGGACCTTTCGGAATTCGATGAAAACGAAATTGATGAAAAAGGATATTGCATAAGCATTTCACCAAGCGATGCGTTTGGTGTAAAAAATCTTCTGGACCCAATATTTGATTATTATGGCGCTGAGTCATTTGTTGATATTCAAGGAATTGTTGTTAAATCGGGAATTAGTTACGACCTAATTGAGGCAGTTGACAACGCTCTCGACAATTACGATTTAAAAAAAAAGTCCAAGATGAAATAGAGGTAAAAAACCTCGGAAGAAGACTTGCGTCATATGGCGCTTCGCGCCTTATTGATAGGCCAACTCTCGGCGGTAGACGTGGTCGTCGTGGCGGAGGTTTTGGTGTCCCGGAGGGCGACCTAAACCCCGAAACCCGCGTAGATAAGAATAGAAACGGATGGTTGTTTGACAATATTCCGGGGTGGGAACAAGCCGACCCAACACCCTACGGTCCTGGCTCAATATATAACGCGGAATTAACCCCAGAACAACGGCGCGATAGCGGAAAAATTAAACCAGAAGGAAAGCCGATTGATGGTGCGGCTGACCTTGAAATTATTCCACCCAAACAAAAGCCAAAACCACAAAAAGCAAAAAAAAATGAAGAAAGAAGACTTTCCTCGGGAAGAAATCTTTCTAGACATGGTCTTGGAAAAACACACGAAGAGAAATTTGGTGTCAGTAGAGACGAAAAAACAAGAAGAGAAAATTTTGACAAAACCGTTCAGAATTGGATTGACTCTCAAATGGGGTGGACTGAAGTCCCAAGAAGCACAAGTGATAAAAAGGAAACAGAAAGCTTTCTCCGTGGTAGAGAGCTTGGGGTCAATCAGTCACGCGTAGCGTGGCGCGGAACCGGAAAAGGAAACGGTAAAAGGCCAAGTAATTTTAATGAAAAAGCAAAATCGTCAGAAGATTACACAAATTGGTTTTATGCCTATTCGGGACATCTTGGAAACTTTATTTCTGCATTAAATAGCAGAGAAGACAAAAACACTGCTGACGACATAAAAGATTTCAATCGAGGAATTAGAAATGGAATCGCGAATGATGTATTCGCAAAAATGCCAGACACCAAGTCATGGGATAAAAAAAATTCCGAAAATCTTTCAAAATGGCTTTCCGAATATGGATTCAATTTCCAAAAATCTCGCGATGGAAGACTTTCTTCCGGATTTTTGGAACCACCGCTTAATGAAGGAAGGAAAACTAGAATTCCGGGTCTTGATGAGGGATTTGACCCCGATAACCCATTTGGCGACGAAGATGCACCGTACGACATTGGATTTGACATTTATGACCAAATAATTAAGGAATTCCTGGGAGACGAACCCCGAAAAGACGAACCGCGAATAATCCCGAACTGGACCGACAAACAAATTTATGAAAAGCGAATGGGGGGCATGACGCTTCAGGAGGTTGCAGACAAGCTTCGAATCACGCGCCAAGAGGTTAGACAACGCGAATTAAGACATATGAACGAGATGCGAAAACTGGCGGTAAGTGGAAAAAGAAAGACCAGGGGGCCCGACAAGAAAACAAGAATAACAAATCTCTCCGAGGATGATAAAAATAAAATTTACGAAGAAAGAATTGCTGGAGCCAGTATTAAAAAATTGGCTCAGAAATATAACATCA